GTATATCTTTCGATGTACCTCAGGCATTGCAACGTCCGTATGAAATGTCATTATCGCAACCATTGCCCCAAAAAATATTATTAAACATACGAAACCAACTTTAGTAAATTCCCATAATGCTGACGGCTTTTTTTCATTATTTAGATACTCGATTACCGTCTCCTTTTCACCTATACTTTCTATGTCAAGCTCTGGATGAATGCTATTTATTTTACTTATAACATCTACTATATCTATAGAATATAGCGCTTTCTTCATTTCGCCTATTTCATAAATCTTCATTTCCTCTATTTCACCTTTAAGAACACCTTCTGCTATAATCTTTGCTATATCCATTATTTTTATACTTGTGCTACTTGTTATACTTACCTTATTTTCTAATTTTACATAAACTGTATTACTCGCTATATCTACCACCTCTTTTTATATACTTCTACATTTTATTTTTCCAAAATTATTAAATTTTATGCAAAAAAGAAGCTTGAAACATAAACTTCTTTTTAAAATCAGGATATTTGGTATAAGAGATAGAATTAACCAAATAAATTTTTTCATGCGTTTTACCTAAAAAATGCTCAGGATAAACTTATAAATCCCTCTGTTTTTACAGAAATGCCAAATACGCCCAAATTGTCATCCTGAGGAGAGTGTTTTTCTCGACGTGAGAATCTGCTTTTTAGTATTTGAGTTAAAAATATAACATATACGTAATAAAATAGAAACCTTTCTATAATAACTTTCTGATACAATGGAGAAAAAATATATAAAAGAAGGTTGATGAAATGGCAAGAAAGCAAAAAAACTAAACGAAATAGAAAACTTATTTAAAGAAAACAAAATAAATATAGACTTATTTGATAATACAACAGTATTGAAAGAGCTGCGAGAAAAACACTCTCCTCAGGATGACGCATCGGGAGAAAAATGGCTAAAATTTGATATAAGGGTAATAAAAATTTTTATAAGTTTATCCTGAAAAATGCTCAAACCATATTGACTTTTATGATATAATGTGGTATATTAATTGATATGAAAATATTTTCGTAGAAGTCTCGAAAATCAAATACATGGCGGAATAGCTCAGTTGGCTAGAGCATGCGGTTCATACCCGCAGTGTCGGGGGTTCAAATCCGGTTTCCGCTATATTATACAGTAGCGACAACTATAATAAGAAATAAAAAGTAGCCCGGTTACGGGCTACTTTTATTTGTCCTAATGTCCGGAGTTATTTGTCCAGAACTCTGGACACTTGCTACATCACCCTAACCTTGATACCCTTTCATTCTAGCTAGCAATATCATAATATCGCCACGTTTGATAGGTGCATCAAAATTCTTTTCATGCACCACTACACCATTAGCATTTAAAAAATCAAATGCCGGTTCTGCATAGTGTGGTTGTACTGGTTGTTCTACTTTAACTTCTTCCACTTTCTTCGCCTCCTCTGGTATTGCTCCATCATATTGAAAATGAGGACGGTCTGGTGTAGACCAATCCCCTCCCCACGTGAGTCCTAACGTTTTCCCGATATCGGCAACTCGTTTAAATTTACTTAAATCATTCCAGTCTGCTTGTCCGTTTTTCAAAGGTACAAAGTCAAATGCTCTACGTGTTATATGCTTGCTGTTTTTAGTCCATGTTACTATTTGTCCTTTTGTAGTCCTACCTTGCTTGTACAGCTCATTCTGTCGCTCCTGAGACCTATATGTTTCAGTTATACATATTGGTACTCCAATTTGGCTACATTTTGCAACCAACTGCTGTGCTAACTCTTTTACGTACGGTAGCAACTCATTTAAATCTCTGCATGCTTGACTCATATTATCAACTCCTTAAAATTTGTTAGGGTCTGTAGGAACGTTTAATATACCTACTGCTACAAGTATTGTTGTTAATGTATTTACACCTTGTGTTAATGTATCTGACATGCCTGTATCTATTACTCCTGCATTAACTAAAAAAGCTATTACTGCACTTGCTAATGATAACCATAATATTTTACTTTTAAACCTGTTTTGCATATGTATCACTCTCCTGTTTTAATTTATGGCCTGCCTTTAAAATGTCTGGCCGGGGCTTATCTATCACATTCTTGCTATTTTAATTTACTTAACAATAATTGATTTTGCATATCTAATTGCGTGCTAATTTTAGCAAGCACCTCGTTTTGCCTTTCGCTTTTTGCTATCAGTTGAGCAAAAGCTTCCCTATGTTCTTTTGCGTTATCTTCTATCTTTTTATTTGTAGCTTCTATTAATTTATTTCCAGTATTTATTTCTGTAGCTAAATTTTTTATATCACCTGCACCTTCATTAAATTTATCTTTATAAAAGCACGGTTCAATAGTACAATTTTGGCTATTAGGAGCCTTTAATTTTAAGTATAACGTACCTCCTACGATCATTGCTACTACTATCGCTACAAATAAAAATACTAACCAAAACGGGTTAGCTATGAGAAATTCTATTATTTTATCCATGTCTGCACCTTCCTTAGATTAGTTTATAGTATTAAATTACTTATTTATAAATTTCCGGTATTGGTAGTTGGGAAGGCTCTTTCTTCTCCCCATATTATTCTTACGGCTCCGCCGGCTCCGCTAGAGTAATCAGCAGAATCTCTAGTACCACCAGCACCACCACCATATAAACCTCCAGAAACCCCCGGATTAGTTGCCCTACCTCCAGCTTCACCTCCAGAGCCACCTCCACCGCCTGTAGGCGGATTTCCTCCTCCTACATCATTTCCTGCATATCCATCACTACCTTGTCCATATATTCCTACTCCTCCACCAGCACCAGGTGTATATGTGTCACTGCCATAGCCTCCACCGCCTCCAGCTCCTCCACTACCAGCACTAGAACCGTATGCTCCGTTACCACCTCGACCACCATTACCAGAGTAACCTCCTGCACCTCCGCCTCCAGTAGGTCTGCCTTCGTGATAACCACCACCGTTGCCCCCATTACCCCCACCTATAGTACCACCGTAAGCACCAACACCAATAGTTGAACCTGTTCCTCCAATTCCTTCGTCACCCTCTCCATTGTCGCTTGAGCCAGTGCCACCTTTGGCGTATAATACAAGCTGACTATAACCATTTTTATATATGTAACTACTCTCACCATCAGAACCAATAGAACCATTTCCTCCAGCACCTACAACAACCGTCAATTGACTTCCTGGTACCACCGGGAGGTTATTAATCCATCTTAATCCTCCACCACCAGAACCTAGCTCGTCAGAAGAGCCGCCTCCACCACCTACTAATACAGCACAAATAGATTCAACATTTTCCGGAACTACCCAATAATAAGTACCAGGTGTAATATATTCTACTTGACTTGGTATAATCATTCTTTTATTTCGCATCATATTTAGTCCTAACATATCATCATGCACTTCCTTTTGTCGACAATTGGGCGTGCCATGTTATTCCGCCATCTATTGTTGTGAAAACTAGAATATCTAAACCTGCCGTAGAGAATGTTGGTTTAATTCCTAAATGCCACTTTACACTTGATGGGAAGGTTATATTAGTTCCTTGGTTGGTAACGAATAACACTACACTCCCCGCGTATCCTGTGTCTGGTGGATTAGCAAATGATAAATTGATCGCACCCGCTACTGTCATTGATACTACGTTTCCTAGTTCTAAATCAATGACAACTGATCCTGTTTTACTTCCTAGTATATTTACAGTCTCATTGTAGTTTTTTATGGTAGGAGTATTAACTATTGACGCTTCCAATGTTTTATTTTCTAGTGTCTCTGTTCCTGTTTTGCTCGCACTCAAATTTAATACATTGATTATTTTATTAAATAACCAGTTAAAATAATCAGCCGGCGGTTTTTCTCCGATTTGAAATCCTGCTACTTTCTTTCCCTCTGTGGGTTCTACCCCAGCATTATCCCATTTTAGTAATCCCATATAATCTCCCCTTTCTAGTTTATTACTCCCGATAAAGTTCCACCTATATCTAGGTTTTCTATATCTCCTAGCCCTGTATCGTTATCTATAATTGGTACGTATTCACCATCTACTATTGTTACATCTACCAAATCAAGTGTTCCTATCGGCAAACTAAAAGTCACGTTCACTCCTGCTGGCTTCGGCATAAAGTAATGGTATTGTATCAAGTCAATCTCTAACACGGTTACATTACCTATTATCGTAACCGTCATCGTCATATCTTGGTTATCTACAATTGTTATTACATAATCAGGATACATAGTATTAAGTATAACTGCCAGTCCATTAATCGTACCATCCCATTGATTTTGGAGTACCTTACCTTTCAAATATGTTCTATACGATTTATCATCTAAAATTGAACTTGACCCGTCGGTCGGTTGAAATGTTAGAGTTCTATTTCTTCCTAGTACTTCTCCTATTATATCTAACTGGCTTCCAACTGCTGTATCTATGTCAAAATCTATATTCAAACTATAAACATCTTCCACTTTATTTAATACATTTGTCAACCAGGATACAAAATTCGGTTGTTCGTTATGTTCAGAGGTTATCACACCCAGATATTTATCATTTGCCATTTATACGCCTCCTTACGTTACATTCACTGTTATATTTGCAAGTACACCTTGTGTCACTTCTTTATAACTTATTACTATATCTGATGTACCTTGTGAACCTCCATGTAGTCCTGCTGTTAAGCTTGTTATAGAGAACATAGGAGTTTTTAAGTCTGGCATAGCTGTAAGCGATATACCCCATAAAGAAGATATAGATAAATTATCCCCAATCTGCATACCGTTTAAATAGTCTACTAGATTTTGCTTTATCTGAGCTGTTATATCGGTTGTATATCCTGTTAGGGCTTTTACGTTCACAACAACGTCTATTGATTTATATGTAGGTCTGTAAAATCTAATTACCGTATCTTGCCCAAATGAATCCGTTATAGTTATTTCTTGATCCCCATTTGTATAAGCTCCAATACCTTTGTTTAAGTAAATTGCTGTTGCTACATCTGTATCGGTTCCGCCCTCTACTACACATGTTATACTATGAGCTGGCAATCCATCAGAATCAGTTGAGTTTGTATCGTTCTCATAGACCGCAAGTCGTGTTACATTTGATACCGCAAGTAAAGTGGCTTTAGTGCCTTCAAGTAATGTTTTACTTAAAATCGAAGTACTAACTGATTGCCTAGCTCGTAACTCTGAATCAGTTTCTTGATTAGTTCCCACGACTGCTGCTACTAGATTATACACAGAAGTCCAACCATACGTTGGAGTCGTTATTGTTGTGATATCTCCTATATTAGCCACAATAGTCCCCTCTGTCTGGCAAGTCGCTGTTACATCTATAATACCACCGACTGGTATCGTCACACTTGTAGGCAAATTCCATTTGTTATAATTTATATCAGCTACTGCTCCGTTATTAATTATAGTTCCTGCTGTGCCAGTTATCGTTACTAAGCATGTTGACGGTGTTCCAGATTTTCTTGATAATCCATTTAATTTAACCATACTGTCAAGTGCTACCCCTACTGATGTTTGTGGACTTCTACTATTATATACTTGTTGTAACAGCTGAAATGAATCATATATTTTTTCAGCTACTGAGCTAATCCATTGGTAATCCTGTGAATCTATTTCTAAATATATATCTTGTCCGAATATATTCTTTGCATCAGATATAAGTTGATCACGTATATCCGAATATGTAGGTAAATGCAAACCTGTTTCATCTATATATGGTGAAAAATAAGCCATTTATAAAGTCACCTCCAAATAAGCTTGTCCGTATTTTGTATCAACTGTACACGACACCGAATACGTTCTATTTTTATATGTACTCTCAAAATTAACTATATTTATAACATCTTTTGTATTTGAAATAGTATCTTGAACAAGTAAGTCTATAGGCTGGGTTTCATATTGCCCTAAAATGCTCTGAAATAAAGGCAGACCCTGTTCTGTGTCTTCCCACCACTCACCTTTAAGTAATAAAAGTCTTGTTCTGATTGCTTGACTAACTGCATCTATTCCTGTGAGAAAATCTCCATTATTTCTGCCAAAGCTATAATCCCCATTTATTAATCTTCTGTATTTAACACTCATGAAGTTAACACACTCCTCCCATTAGCCTTTACGCTACTAGCTACAAGGTTTATTTCATTATCTTTTAACTCTATATATGATGTACCGTCGAACGTTCTTAACTGTGTTGAATCTGTAGAATAATCACTTATTTTATTTGGTTGACTCCAGATTCCTAAAATAGCAATTGCATCAGATAAATCGTGCCTACGTTTTTCTATTTGATTTTGAATGCCGCCATTTGAATACCAGGCATCTATACACATATCAGCAAAAATAACTAAACATTCATCTCCAACAGCTACTGGCATAGTCATAACAAAATTTCCTGCTCGTGGTAGCACTATTGGCACATCTAATAATAGAGGTAACTGCACCCACTCCGTAGTTAAATCTGGTTTACGTATATTTTCACGTAGCACTGGTTGTGCGGTTATTGTTTGTGTATTAGGGTCAAATGAATGTACTAAGCATGGTATGGCTACCCTTAATTTATTATTTAATGTATCACCAAAAATTCTAAACAAATCATCCATTCCGCCTACTAATTCACTTATTGTTTTTGACATATGTATCACCTCACCATATATTTGTATAAGCTGTAGAAGCCATGTTAGGAAGTATACCACTTTGTGTGACTGTTTCTACTTCTGTATACCAGTCATTCCCACGAGTATCTCCTATGTGCGTAATCTTAATTACTCTATATAATCCATCGTCGTCTAAGCTTCTTAGAACCTCTCCATTTTCTGCCTTTCTAGCACGAATTAATGAATTATCTATATGTATTAAGCTATTTAATTTAATACGTGGATTTAAAAGACACTTAGCAATAACACCGTATTCATATTGTGAAGGTGTTCCTATAAGTCCAGTAGTAGGGGAAAGTTCAATTACTCTATCCTCTTGTATATCTGTAGCTTTTATTATATTTACTTTTCCATCTTCCATATAGAACGTAGCCGAATTTGTTTGTGCAACTTGTCTTAATACATTTTTAGCAAGCCCAAAAACCACCTTACCTCTTGTGAGCTGCGATGTGTTTAGGTCTTCTGATATACTCCCTAAACCTGTACTAATTTCTGTATTTTGCGTTAAATCGTATACCATATCACGCATTGATTGACCTCTCAGAATAGAAAAGTTAGAGAAACCAAATTGAAGAAATTTATCACCATCTAAAGAAGATAAAGTTAATTTAAATGTAGTACCATCTTCTTTTTCTCTGATAGGCTGTAATAAATCACCATCAAATATTCCCCCATACTGTTCTCCTTCATATCCCGCTTCAACAAGTATTCGCATCCCTTCTTTTATGATCGCATTCTCTGTTTCTGCATTGAGGTTGTAAATAACCACTTCACAGTAATTAGGTTGCATTAGTACGGTTTTTACTATATTAAATGTGCAACGCAACCGTGATACATCTAGAGCGGTATCCCCATTATTCGATATTAGTACTCGGTATTTTCTACCGTATAAAATGTCACCGTATTCTTGGCTCATTGCATCCACTTTATAAATAGTAGGTTCTTCTACGCTTGCATAGTTATCCGTAGAATATAAAGTATTGGGAGTAGTTGATATAGTTGATGATATATCTTTTCCGTCGTGATATTTCAGCCATATTTTGTATCTACGGTTGTAATCTGATGTGGGTATTTTGGGTCCTACATATGATAACGTAAAATCATGCCAATTTTTGCTTTGCCCTAACCAAATATCTTTTATAGTTTTTACTGTTACTATCATCGAAAATAAATTATTACTCAAAATAAATTGTTTTAGGCTTGGTCCATCTGCCTGAGGATACGATACATTTAATCTTTTAGCTGCAAAATCAAAAGCTTCTTTATGCCATTTATACCATACTTGTCCATATCCGTAAGCGTGATCACTGTCTCCCATTACGTTACGACCGCCTGTTTCTGCTTCTATTGTCGCCAATACTATATCTTTATCACAACTCTGTTTATTTGCTTCACTAATCGCCATCTCCTGCCAACTACTCATTATTCCCACACCACCCTAGTAAAAAGTCTGTGCCTAAATTAGTGTCATCTGGGTTTTCGGTATTTGGAGAACCACTTTTTATTATAAAAGCTTTACCTATTCCCATATAATCATATTGTTCTAGTAAATTAAATCCTGTCAGTAGCGGTAGAGAGTCAATTAATAATGTTTGAGTAGATACATCCGTTATTGACATAGTCCAATACTCAGCTTCTGTATTATAACGAATGTAAAATTTCAATTCTATATTTTTATTATCAATTGGAAGTGTACTTATGAATGTTTGGTTTGGATTTGTTGTGAGAGGTATAATTTTATAAGCCATAATCACTTACCCCCATTCGCACTAAATAATTGATATAATATGCTTTGATTAGGTGCTACAGGCTCAACCTTACCTTTATTTGTGCTTCCTGTAACTTGCGGTCTAGCACTTATTTTTACTGTTGTTACTTGTGCTATAAATAACTCTCTTAATACTACTGTAGCTTTTAACCCATATTGTGTTTGATAGTTATCTGATGTGTCTATGCTTTCTATAAGCATATTTTTATATACCCCTAACCTAGTATTTACCTGTAACGGTACCCTATTCTTTTGAAGTTCTTTTAGTACCTGGTATGCTGTAACCGACCTAGACCAACCTTGAGTAAATTGATCTGGCACTAAGCTTTGTGCTACATCTGACATTCCTATATCAAAAGTAAGTTGTTGGGGATTTAAATATGCATAATCGGCAATAGATGCACCAGTCTGTATTGGATGTTCTGTAATTGTTAATCTACTTGAATGGTCTATCTTTAGAAACGCATCGAAAAACCATCCACCTATATTTGTTTTAACATATATAAGCCGACCTAGTTCGGGTAACTTATAAGGTAATACTGGTGATAATGCCATTTCTAATACCCCCCTTGTAAGCCACGTATCCAGTATTTCATTTTACTCTCAACTGAATTTGCGGCAGTTTGTGCGTCTGGAGCCGTTACATTAAATGTTGCATTATATGTATTTCCACTACTATTCAAATATTTTCCTGCTCCATAGTTTTTCCATGAGTCTGTGAAAAAGCCTGCGACAGCATTTTCCATGTCCATCCACTTATCGCCTACAGAATTTGACCATCCAGCTGAATGACTATCGCCTCCGTCTTTCCACGACATATCGCTAGCATCAATATTTTCCATACCAAACAATGACCTTAGAAAGTTCCCTAATTCTACAAGAGCTGTTTTATAATCCCCTTTTAATAATGCTGTTATGCTTTCGAATAAATTAGTAATAGCCTTTGTTAAATTAGTAAGAGCTGTCAATCCTACATCAACGATAAATTTGGCAAATGTTTTAAATCCTTCTGAGGTTATCAAATTTAAAAATGCTGTTTTAAGTTTATCTAAGGATGTCCCCAGTTCTGATACTCCAGTTGTTAGATTAGTAAATGTATCTCCACCCCAAAAATCCTCAAATAATGAGTCTCCCCCTTCTTTATACGTCTGATAATCATCCAATAACAATAACAACGCTGTTATTCCTGCTATCATCCATGTAATAGGGCTTTTCATCGCGGACGCTATGAGCTTCCAGTTAGTTAACGCCAATACAAACAACTTAACCCCATCTGGCAGCTTTAAAAATGCTTCGCTTAATCTAACTACCCAACTTAATACCATAGCTACATTCTTAGTCCATTTTGGCATATCTTTTTCAATATTATCGTTCAGCTTTTGAAATGCAGTTCTAAAGTTTTCAAGTGGCTTGCCTAGATATTTCATCAGATACATTCCTATCCATTGTAGCGAATATGTAGCCTCTAGCTTCAGTCTTTGAAATTCAAAAATAATGGTTCTCAAATATTTCATTTGAGAACCATATTCACTTGGTGCTTCCATACTATTTGCTTGGCTTCTTAGCTTTAAAAATGTATTCATGAGTTCGGGGCTTAGATATAAGTCTTCCATTTGTGCCCCCATAGCATTTAATGAGCTTTTGAAAGCCATTGCATTACTCTTAGAAGTCCACATAAGCCTAGCGAATTTCTCCATTTCCATATCTGTCTTGGCAAGACTAGTCAATAATGTTGCAATAGCTGTATCAGCCGCCAATATAGCGGTTGATACTATTCCAATAGCTGGTGCAAGGTTAAATCTTGTCCTATCAGATATTCTATTAATTCTTCTTTCAAGATTATTCATAGCTTCAATTGTTTGATTGACATTAGAATTTGAATTGTTAGACATTCTACCGATTTCATTTCTAAAGTTATTTATAACCCTCATTGTCTGATTTAAATTAGAACTTGAATTGCTTGACATTCTTCTAATAGCATTCTCAAAAGTACTCATAGCTCTAACAGCTTGGTTAAATTCGCTATTATCTACTCTAAACCCTAAGCCCACCAAATAATCTTTAATAGTTCCTAGAATATTAATCACCTACTTTCTTGTGCATATATCCTTGCTCTCTCTTGATTTTCTGCCTTTACTTGCATAATCTCGTGTGCATCTAGTAAGTCATCTAATGTATAAGTACCATCCCACACCTCATGTTGTCTCCACATTTCAGCAAATACGGGAGCATATGCAAATTCATCTATATTTTCGCACCTTGCAAACTCGTATCCGAAAAAGTTTCCGTTAGTGAACGCAAGAGGCTTTCGTCGAAAAAACTTGATACATTAGACACCAATACCTGTATGGTCAAATTCAAGACTGTAGCTGTATCATATTCTAAGTCGTTTACACCCCAGTTACCATTTTCATCGATAACCGGAGCAAACCCTGCATCTAACATTTCGCCACATACCCTCAGACAATCCTTTTGTAGCTCTGAAAATGCTTCTTTTGTCATTTTAGTGCTATTCTTTGGCATTGGAATACCAGCTTTCATGTTTAATCCCATTGGCAATACTTCATTCATCAATGTATAAGCTATGTAAGAACCCGTAAGTGCATCAAATTTATTTATTCTAAATTTTCTACCCTTTATTTCTATTTCCTTAAATGTTTCTCTTTTATTCATAAACCTTCTCCTCCTAAGCTGCTTCTTGCTGTATATCAGCAGCCATTAAATTCCATGTAACCTGTTGACCTTGTGCTTGATATGGTACATCTGCTTGTTTTTGTGGAGATACTCCTGTAAGTATTTTAGAATCTCCCATAACAGGGCATCTAATAGTTACTGTAGTATCAGCCCAAGCCGAAGTTGATGCGGTTTCAAGATAATTAAACCATTTTGTTAGCCACTTATTAAGTGGTGATGTTTGTTGAATAGCTAGTGACAGTTGCCCGTTTCTTGCCCTTATTTTTGATACCATAACACTACCATCTGCTGCTATATCATGAACTGTTCTATCATTACTCATAGACAAGTTTATACTACCAATACCCCCTCCAGATGCTATATATTTACCAACTTTAGGGTGATTTATAGTTAAAGTCACATCAGCAAAACTATACGTTGTATTCATTTTTATTCCTCCTCTTATCTGTTAACATTTACACTAATAACCACGTGTTCTATAGATCCTGCCAATTTTAACAGTACATATATTGTTGGAGATTTTCTAGCTTCTCTATCCTCTTGTGACTGATTGACAAGTGAGTCCGCGAGTACTGTAAATCCATTTGAGAGAGTGTCTCCTGTTTCTATTGTAAGTATGTTAGCTGCGTTCCATTGACCACCTGCTAAAAACCCTTTATTTTTAGACTTTAAGCATGCACTAGATATTACGCTTACAAGATAACTTACACCATCTTCTGTTTGTGGTATTTTAGAATTGCTTGTTAATGCATCCATAACAGATGTTTTTATATCATTCACAAGTATATCAAGTCCTATTACCTCATCAAATGCTTGTCCGCTTGCCATAACACCTTGTTCAAATACATTATATGTCAAACCCCTATTTACATAGACATTTCCATTATTCCCTTTAATTGATGTAACTTGTGCCGATGTTAGGTTTTCTGTTGTTACTCCTGTTTCAGGTTTAAGTGCTAATGTATACGTTGTATCACTAGCCCCCATAGCATATCCCATGATTGCAACAATTGAATAATCATCCGTTGAATATTGTCCTATTGTTCGTGAATAATGTAATCCTTTTAGCGTTTCTATTACATTCCCTGCTGTTCCTGCAAGTACATCCGCATCACCTGTATCATAGAAAAATACTGATGTAGGGTATGCTGTTTCTATATATCCTGCTACTGCTAAAATATCCTCTTTAACTGCATCACATAAATACACAGAATACCAATCTGTATTTGAGGCTCTGCATGCTGTTACTGCTTGAAGTGCTGTTTCTGTTCCTGTATTATCCCATCTACCTATAACTAATTTAGATGGTACTTTAGACTGTCCAAAATATAAACCTGCTGCTAAGTATTCAGGGTCATCGGTTTCAAATCCCGCGTCAATCATTTCAGACAGACTTGCAAACTCTTGTGTTCTTGTAACTGCACTTATCACATCGGTTGTGCCAACTATCAATCCTACATTAAATCCTGCCCTTACAGTAGCAACAGGACTTAATGATACTGTCAAATTAATTATATCTGAAAGTGTTAAATTATTCATTTAATTCACCTATCCTTTCTTGATTTCATAGCTTGCCGATTGAATATAAGGAACTGTATTAGATACTATTATTAATTCATTAAATGATGCTGTAAAATCGCTACGTTCCCACCAATTCCCGTTAAATAATTCAGGAAATCTAGTAGGGGTTGTAACATCCAATATCAAATACAAATTGTTTTTACTAAACAGTTCCTTAAATTCTTGCAAGTATATTGCGTTTCTTATTTTTTCTGCATTTTCATAACTATTAGGTCCGTATAATACCCATTTCACAGCATGCACCTTTGTATAACTTACAGTCTGTTTAGCATTATCTGCATCTTTATTTGAGTATTCTATGTCTCTTTGCTTTATAATTGGATCATCTACATTATTTATCATTATAAAAATTATATCTTCACTGATTTTCCATGCTGGGGCACCTGATGTCTGCCATCCAATTCTTACTTTGTCTGTTATAGGATTTAGTCCTAGCATTAGACAAGTCCAGCTTCTGAATAAGTTTTCAATTACTTTTAATGTCACGATTAATCACTCTCCATCAAGGTCGCTAACGCTTTATAATATCCGAAGTCAGCCCACTCTTTTATAAGATGTATTCTATAACGTTTGCCCCTCCATAGGATTTCGTCGGATGTACCTTTAGAATTTGTAACATATAATTCTTTTGTAGCATGAAAACACATAACTTGAGATGTTCTATCACCCTCTGGTACTTGTATAATATCTTTGTTTCCCGCCGCAGTGACAACACCATAAAAATTGATAGCTTTTTCTGTTGGTGCCCATCTACCGTCTACCCAACTACCTGATTTTCTATATACCTTGTAATCCTCTGCGAAGTCTTGGTCATTTATTATTTCAGATACGTTTATTTTAGGCATACTATCACTTCTCCCTTATTATATAGGTTATAGACTTTCTAAGCTCTCCTGTATCAATCAAAGGCACGTCACTACCCTTTTTGGCAATAGTGAGCGGAGAGTTTGGAGCCCATCCATTTTTAGAATTCTCAAACCATGCTTTAGATGCATTTGCTCCTAGCATACCAGCCTTTTTTAAATGTATCGTTCCATCTTTGCCCTCAAGAGTAGCCTGTATAGCTTCCCTTAATTGCTCTGCTATAGCTTCTTTACTATCTTCTATAGCTGGTTCAATAATAGGTCTAGGCGGAGAGTGCCAAAACGGAGAACCGTGAGTTTGTATATACATATCGTATGCTTGCTTATACTGCATACCAGAATTAAGATTTGGTTGCATGTCATCAATCATTTCACGTTTTCTTATCCCGTTTGTATGTATAAATGCAAGTTCTGCATTTGTGATTTCTTCACCCCTACTACTTCTTTCTTCTGATATTCCTACAAGTACTTGCATTTTAGATAGTTCCATTAGTTTATTTTTTATATCTTCTGTAATATCTAGATTGTTAGTTACATTTATAGTAACATCTAACATAAAATCACCTCAATAAACATACATATTTCCTTTACCTACTAATTTACCAAATGTAGCTAACTGTTGACCATATATAGTAAGTTTCCATGCCGCCCACCCATTTAAGTCATTTGCAACTGAACTAAAATCATATTGAACACTAACCCCATCAACTGCTTTACTAGCCATGAGTCCTAAAGACTGACCCTTCGACACAACTTGTGCTGCATTACTGTCTGGGTCTGCTGTGCTCTGTAACCACAACGTACAAAAATGTGCAATAAATAATCCCATTGCAAACTTCCAATAACTGTGCCATCTAGTTTCTTTTATGCATGAATTTGCTAGTGCTATGTACATATTAAGTATTTCTGTTGCTACTACGTATGTTCCGTCTGTTTTCTGCCCAAACTGTGGATACAATATATAAAAATCATCTACTGTATATACTGGATTATCCCCAACACGAATGTTGGAAGCATCCGAGACGATACCAGATATTTCGATATCGCTTAGACTTCCATAAAGTGACATTTAAAACACCTCACTTAGTTTTTTCTGGTTTAACAAATGCTTTGACATCTTCAAATATTTCTAAATCTCCATCAGCTAATGCCCATTTCCATAAATTATCTTCTTTTGCATAATCGGGTACAGTATCAAAGCTTAACGCTTTAACACTGTACTTTTCATTTACATTTGCTGGGTTTGTAAATTCAAATGCTTTTTTACTGAATATTCTTATCATAAACATACCCCCTTATATTCCGTCTGCATATCTAAATGCTTCAAGATAATGTTTCTTAACTTGTCCAACGTTAGCCATATATAAACTATCATAACTCGCATTGTTAACATTTGGTTGTGTCATAACCCTTGATAGCGGTACTGGTACATCCATACTTACAAATCTCTTTTCATTTACGTATGCTACCATTCTTTGTGTTGTTCCTGTACCTGCTCCTATACAGAATCTTGACTCACCTATAAATAGATCAACACTTTTTTGCTTAGCGATATTATTTGCTAGTAAGAATTCAAGTATAGTGACATTCCCAGCTGACGATACTTTTGTACTTGCTATGTATGCATAGTTTGCTGGGTCTATTAATATATGATTTGGTACTGCTGTCTGGTCATATTGTGCTGCTGCCCACGCGTCAGTTATTAGTTTATTTACATCGTATAATATTTCATCTGGTGTTTTATCTTTCCATGTTGTTTTTGTACTTACTCCAGTTGCAACTGAACCTGCCGTTACTGTAGTGTCGTTTATAAGTCCAAAAAATCCGTAAATTGTATTGCCCAAATACACATTCATATCCATGTATTTATCGAAGTCTAATCTTATACCATTATCGTATATTTGTTCAAGACTTCTATTCGTTATATTACCTCTTTGCAAATCCTGAAACTTGATTGACATTGCAACCTCATAAGGTAATACCTTATAAATGTCTTTACCTACGTTGGCTTGTATCCTTTTTATTGCATTTTGAACCCCACCTACACTATCTGAGTTGCCTCCAGATACCGCATAGTCTACATTCATTACTGATGTTGAGTCAACCCATCCACCGCCGCTTTCAATTTCTATGTCTCTAGGATATGTTGTAGATGTTAATGGTTCTCTTAGGTTAGGATCCATCTTTTCTAGTTCTGAAACCAAAAAAGTAAGTCCACCGCTTATTGCTGCCGCATCCATTGTAAACGCTCCTGTTCTATTAGGCATTTGTAGCATGCTACTTGCATCATAAGTTTTTGTTATCATTTTCTATTCCCCCTTATACGTTTTTACGTGTCAGAATTACTAACTCTGCAACGCTATTTGAGTCTTTAGTACTACCCCATTGAACATCAGTTATAAGAATTGTATTAGCATCATCTGCTGCTGCCTCAAATCCTCCAACTACTCCTGCGGGTATTGCTACATTTGTAGCTACTCTTACATAAACCGCTCCACCTATTGCTGGTGATCCTACATTACATTGAACAGTTACCGAACCTCTTTCAAGGATGTCTGCTGCTTCTTGTGGTTGATAGTATGCATTTTGCACTGTGTAAGTTAATGCTGATTTTACTTTCCGGATTGCAACTCCTGCAAATGTTACATCTGTTCCTGCTGCCTCAAACTTTTGTATTGTTCCATCTGAATTTAAAACTACAGGGTCACCGTAAGCTATATTACTTGTCCCTACTTTAACTGGACGAGTTTTTGAAACCTCATCCCCATTTCTTGCTATTGTTCCTGGGTAACCATTATTCAATGATATTCCTATTACTTTTCCTGGCATAATTAATCTCCTCCTATACTGGTTGGTTTAGCGTAATTACACCTTTAGTAAGTGCAATTAGCGTACCGTTTGTATCAGCTGTCGACACCGCGGCATCAGCTGTTGTTCCTATTGCTGTATTTAAATCTGTTATTGAGGTATTTAGAGTATTTATTTCTGTTAGTAATCCTTTTAATACAGCAATTACCGTTGCATCATCTGTCGGGTCTGTTACAGCTACATCATCAACTTCTCCTATGTCTTTGTCTACAACGTCTAATTCATTTGTTTCACTAATACCTAATCCTTCTTTTACTATTTGAACATTTCCATCAATCATAATTATTTTCCTCCTTTAAAATGTGGATTTCTTTCAGCACATTTCTTACCGAAGTCAGTATTATCTACCATCTTCGAGTCACGTGCCTTTGCGTTATCATTCATAATTTTAACTAACTTTGATGCATCGTTATCCTTTACTGTCATTTGACCTCTAACTGACTTAATAAGTGCATCTGTCGCCTTTTTTCTTTCTGTTGGGTCTTTCATTGCTGCAATTATAGGCTTCATAGCTCTAACAGTAGTTAAAAGTGAGTCATTAGAATTTTTCTTTTCTTCTTCTGGCTCTTCGTCTTTAATTTCCTCAGGTGAAATAGTTGCACTTTCCTCACCGTTGACATCTTTTGATAGTTCGTTTTCAAGCTCTGTCATCTCGTCTTTTGGTAATTCAGCATGCACCTCTTCATCACTTTTAACTAGCTTAGATAATATTTCCTCTATCTTTGCTAATCTCCCCGTGATGTCTGGTTCTTCATCTTTTGCCTCTTCTTTTGTTCCCATTTCATCTACCGCTTTTGCTATTTCCTCAGGTTCGGCATCTTTTGCAAATGCTGCGAACATCTTAGCAAATAGACTTGGTGATTTTTGATTTCCCATATCAATTCTCCTTTCGTTTTTTAAAATTGGACTTTCGTCCTTTATTGCAACTCGGCTTCCTGCTCTACCATTTGTAACAACAGCGATATGGTTACCTCGAATTTGCCTTTGTTGATATTTATTTGGTTCTTCAAGTGGCTCGTAAACGCATTCGTAGCCACATGATATTTCACGCTTCCCTGCTTCTATTTCTGATTGTAATATTGGGTCATAAATAATTAGATCAGCTACTAGGCAATCAATATTTTCTCCTGCCCCACGTCTTACATTTGTTGCTATTCCTTTAAGTATACTAGAGTAGTTATCTGGTCTAACATCTGTTGTTGGGTGTTCGTCTGTTGTAGGCTTGCCCTCAAACGATGCGATAGATGCTTGCGAAAATACTTCTTCTTCACCCCTATACACTTCTATAGGCTCGTTATAATACTCGTCCATTCCTAACTCCTGCCCTAAATATGTATACCATCCTGTACGTGCTATAGGTACGTTATGGCATATCAAATAATCCTCAGGAGTTTTAGTCATGTTTTGCGAAAATCTACTTCCGTAATATGCTTTCAGTTAAATCACCACCTTTTATTATGTAATACCTATTTATTAAAGAGTAATCAAAAGGGATATAGCATAGACCGCTACATCCCCAATATTTTCCCCAGCTATTTTGTACAATCCAATGTGTATCTGTAAAACCTATAATCACCATACAATGATAGTTATTTGTAGGTCGATTTGACTTGTCAAGTATTCCTTTACGACTTAATTTGTAAATACTTTTATCCATTTGTATATTTATTAATACACCGTAGTTTTCGGTTATAGCTTGCCTTATTGCTTTTGTATCTGATAATATGCTATATTCTAATCCTAGCTTGTCCAGTGTTATATCAATATGCATTCCACCGTTAGGCTCATGGTATTTATAAATATTTTTGTAGTTTATTTTTTGTCCTGTTTGCATTTCTATAACTTCTTTTATCGCATATGCAACGCAAGTTGGGGCTTTGCCCTGATTATAGATAGGTGTGGTATTAGGTATTATGTAGTCTGCAAATACCGTTGTTTGAAATGTAAGTAATAAAATTATTATAAATATAATCTTTTGCATATTATTCACTTTCCTCTTGAATCAATTGTTTATATCTTTCTTCGTCTCGCTCTACAAGATTATTCCCTAAATATTTATAACACCCTGCTATAAACTTATCAGGTAGTGGTATCTGAAGTTGGCACTCTATATACTTTTCGTATTCGTAATTTATAGCATCCGTTATGTATCCATCTTCGTTTATCTGTATGTAAAATTTCATATTACAGTTCCCCCTTAAGTAACTTGATATTTATTGATTGTCCGTCTGTCTTGCTTTCGCTTGCTATTCCTGTCAAAATGCTTGTTGTAATATAGTCAAAATTCGCAAAGTTTTTAGTTCTTACTTTCAGTCCGAACTTTGACGTTGTCAGGTATGGTGCATAACTATTTGAAAGAACAGCCCACAACTCACTATTTGCTATGCAAAGTCTAGAAGTTACCGATTGTGTTCCGACACTAGATATAATCTCGGGTGATCCTATTGGCTTGAATGTGGTACCGTCATATTCAAAAAGGGTATATTTATCAGAACTCACTGAAAACATTATAATTATTTTTGAATTAAAAGGCTTACATGAAATTCTATAAACAGTTCCTCGGGTTAATATAGGGACTGTTTGTTTTACCCATGTTGTGTCTACCAATTTGTATAAATAGAATGACCCCGTTGCAAAGCTGTTATTGCTTCCTAGTGCAATATGTAATGACCCTCCAACCTCGAAGAAATCGGATCCACTACATGTTGTAGTTGGCAATGATGCAGGGTTTGCTATCTTAGTCCATACTCCTCCAGTTAAATAATAAATTGTTATGTATGGTGATGTGGCATGTGCTATAACACAATACAATGTGCTATTAAATATGTAAAAGCTGCAGGCATTACAATTCCCTGTTGGTAGTGTTGCTGGTGCTGTTTCTTTTATCCATGCACTTCCGTTCCATTTCCATATTATCATATACCCTGTTGCTTGCCATACTGTCATTAAATACATTTCAGTATTATAAATAATTATGTCAATTCCATACGATGATGACCCTGGGAGGTCTGATGGGTTCGCTATTTTAATCCATGTGCTTCCGCTCAAGTAATACGTTGATATAAATGGTGTTGAGCCACCATGCCCGACTGCAAGGTATAAAATTCCTCCAAATTCACAAAATTTACAATGCCCTGCCCATCCTGTTGGTAATGTGACAGGGTTTGTCATTCTAGTCCATACTCCCGTTGCCATCTTGTATATATATAAATAAGGTGTTGAACCGATACCAACTGCCATATAATATTCTGAATTAAAGTATATTATATCTCCGGCGTACGGTGACGATGCTGGTATAACGTCAGGTGCGGTGTAGCTTGGCAAATATGTACCCTCTAGTATGTCTCCCGATGTTATAGTTCCCGATGCTTTAGCTGTTGCATCTACCGCTCCGTTAATTGTCGCTCCACTTGGTATATTCCCTATGTTTGTTGCCAATGTTGCAAATGTATCACTAGGACTTGATGATACACCTTTAGCAGTTATAGCTGTCGCAATAGCTGTTTTTCCATCATTGGCATACTGAAAAAGGTTTGTGTTTATTGTAGTTTGAGTTGCTTCTTGCGCTGTTGTAGGATCTATTCCTGCTATATCCGATGTTGCTATTTTATCTGATGCTGGTAATTCTTGTGTTATTCCGTCTTTTGTTACTAAAGGCTTTTTGTTAGCCATAAAATCCCCCCCATTATGCCAATGTTATTGGACAACTTGGTGCAAATATCAGTTCTGTAGCTGACTTTGCTACTCCTAATATTTGTATTACATTTCCTGAACCCGAAGGTGCTGTTTCTGTTCTTCCCCCTGCTGTCGTTGCTAAGTATTGTTTTGCTCCTGGTGTCATTCCTGTTAGTCCTGTGTTTGATTGTGATGCTCTATATACTGTTGCATTTTGTCCGGATGTTACTGCAGCTAGTACGAAACCGTGAGCTTCTTTTCCTGCTACTGTAGCATCTGCTTTTCTCGCTTTTACTCCTGTGCTAGACCATATATTTACAAAATCTCCTGCTGATAGATTTTCACTTGCTACTATCAAGTCTGTTTCTGCCGCTATCCCTACAGGCATCATTGTTACATCTAACTTACCTGCTAGATCTAATGCTGGTATTTTCCCTGCATCTCCTGCCCCTACTGATGATTGTATTGCAACCTCTTCTGTTGGTACTCCATTTACTTGTTTTAAATATTTATTTCCTGCCATAATAATCCACTCTCCTTTTAGATTGTAACAATCGGCATTTGTATATCTACAAACATCGTTGTTTTATTAATTGGTATTCCAATTCTTTGGATTATACCCGATATAGGTGCTTCTTGTGTCAGATATCCGTTATTACTTAGATATATTGCTTTTGATACATCCCAGTTCCAAGATGGCTCTATTATTTCTCCGAATGTCTGTATAGCAATAGGATCACCTTCGATCGAAGCTTGAGTAGTGACTCCTAGCACACACACTTGGTCCCCATCTTTGTCTGCGTACATTACAGTATCGTCCTCAGACATATACACTGCTCTATGACCACTTATATCTTCTCCCGCCGCATAGGTAACTAAACTTAGATTGGGACCAGGTAATCCTTTGTATGAATTTATATCCGTAATAATTACCCTTGGCTCGGCTTCGATTGTCAGTGTTACTTCTACGTTAGCCATTGCCTACCACCTCCATCACTCGAAATAGTGTAGGATAAATAGGTGTGTAGATTGTGCCATCTGCATAAACCAGTCTGACATCGTATAAGTAGTCATCAAAATCCATATCTGCAACATCATCTTCTGTAATTGTTACAATAAAAAAACTTTCTCCGTCATTTGTTATTTCTTTATATATCAACGGTGTTCCATCTTCTACATTTTTCTTAACTGAAAAATGTATCACATCCCCTTGTTGTAACACATAACCTTGAATGTTGAATTGTAAAGGTGCATAGTCTCCTTTACTTATTTTTATTACCTTTGTTCTATTGTCTATTAATATCAACTTACATCACCTCTTTAAATTGCTTTAGTGTCATCATCTTTATCGCACCGTTTATATGTACCTTATGTGGAAAATCAACATATTTTATATCCACAACTGGTTCTGCATAACATCTACAATTAAATATTTCCCCTGCGTGATAGTTTCCATATGTACGTTTATCTCCTGCTAACTTTTCAGGACTTGGAGGTTCTTTCCAATTAATTAAAAGACCATCCATTATTTCATGACTGTGCCTTGTTCTCTGGTCTCCTGTTGCCTTCCATATGTACCAGTCAAGCCCTATCTCTTCCGCTTGTGACCTTAATAATGCTGTTTGGGTTTTACTTACTTCTGTACGTGCTATAAGGTCTGCTTTGGTCTTGCTTATGTCAACAAACTGCTTTCGTATCTGATCAGATATTGTACTAGCCCTAACACCTTTTAATGCCTGTTCTTTAATATGCTCTGTTACTTTTGCCGATAAATCTTTGGGTATACTTTTTATTAATTCGGCGTTACGGTTGATTTGTTCAGCTATATACATTCCTTTTGTTCCCTCTAGGTTCTTTTTTAATGCCTTATAAATTATATTACCCTTAGAACCTTTCGCTGCTGCTTCCCTCCATGTTGTCGCTGTATATTTATTTACATTCGTAACCATTCTTGTAGCTTCTTTTTCGCAAATTATTCTGAATATATCATTATTAAATAGTGCTATTAGGTATCTTATTATTTCATCAACTTTACTAAATTTAATTACTTCTGCGGTTATTTGATTAGTTATACTTCTTAATGCTCGTCTGTAACTATTTTCTATTTTTCTATCTTTCATGATTCATCATCAAAATTCACGTTAGGAAGTACTTGCATCTCTTGTTGTTGGTTAAATTCCTTGTCAGCTCGTGCTATGTCCTCATCAGTTATATTAGACCACATACCTGTTGTCTCTTCCATCTGCCTTAATTCTTTAAGTGCTATCTCTTGGCTAATCAACCCCGAATTAAACGTGTCTGTAATAGCTGTTGTATGCTTTCCGCCTATATCAACCTTTTCCTGATTGCTCGGTCTTGATACTGGGCTGAATTTATAATCCAGGTCGTCCGGTATCGCACCAAATACACTCATACATATTACGGGTAGTAGCTTGTCTATTATCGGTCTTAATGATGACTCCTGTTTTTCCTCTATTGTGTCGTAATAGTTTTGTAAGTCACTCTCGCCTGTTGCATTTAATCCTGCTGGGCTTCTGCCAAATAATTTAGTAGCAGGTATTTCCGCAGCTCCTGAAAGGTCGAGCATAAAGTTTTCATATATATCAGATAATCCTCCAAAGCTATATTGATGCGTTTCAAAGCCATCCTCTCTATCTATTAAATATATACCTTGATTTGACATCAAAGCGTTCTGTGCTTGTATTGTATTATATATACTTTGTTGTACCTTTTCGTCTGATATTGCTAACGCTTCCCCTAAATCACTCATCTTTAATACTCTTAAGTTTGCTAGAAATACCAACTGTGCTATATTCCATGATGTATTATCCCTTTTCTTTAGTTCATCATATATGTGCTCTACCTCGCTTGCTCCCCAGTATGTTTCTGCTACTGATTCTATGTAAGGCAAATCTCTACCTATAAATCTTATTAAACGTGAATGATGCACACGTACTGTTCCTATCGCTTCTGATGTAACTTCATAAAATTCGGGCATTCCAAACTCAGCATCGGATATGTCTGTAATTATGTCTGGTTGCGGATATACGCCATTCCATCTATCTATAATTAGCAAACCTTTAAAACTATCTGGGTATACATTGTCTAGGTCTAAGGGCTCGGAGTAATCGTCATGCCCTTCTATTAGCATTATTCCCGCAGCACCGCCGTAAAGTCTCCCCCACTTCATCCCTTTTAAAATGTTTGCTTTAAGTTTTCGACTTGTTTTATTAAATTTATCCATCATGCCTGGTTCTATTTGACTAGATAGATTGAACCAGTTCTTACACATATCCTCCGGGATTACGTCTATTACTTTACGCACTATCCAATGTGAACGGTAAAGACTATTCATAAGTTGATAATTTCTGCTTAGTCTAGTCAAAGGATATTCTGTAGCTTCTAGTATGTTTCCCGTACCCGCTCCAAGTCTTGCTGCTATATTCATAAACGCATCTGCTGTTTTGGATATTTTGTTATCTATCTTCTTTTTTGCCATAATATCTACACCTCCTAACTTATAAGCCTATAAGCTTTTATTTTAGTTTTAACGAAATACCGCATTGCATCGCAAGCATGATCCTTTGTTTTGAGTGGCTTTTCCTCTCCACGCTTGATTGCTTTATCGTCCCATACATACCCCTGTATTTCTTCTATAAGGTTATTGCAGGCTTTGTTGACTTTCAATTTCCGTTGAGCCAATAAGCTAGCTACCATTCTTATCCCATCATTTACTCCATTGTCGGCATCTGTAATTCGTAGCCCTCGTTGTCTTAACTCTGCCTTAAATGATGCAGCGGATGGGTCTAAAATTATTGTTTCTGGATACTCGTCACCAATAAATTTTATTAGATCATCTGCATATTGACTATCCGTCTTTTGTGTGTTAGATTTACGGCTATCAAAGTAATACTCATTTTTTACCCAAACATTTACACCATCATCATAAATATCTAAAAAAACCATAGGATTGGTAGTCCCATAGTCTATACTTATAAAACGTCTGCACGTTGATTCTACCCCAACTTGGATTTTCTCGTATATATTCTCGTTGGTCCACATATCATATATTGCACCCTCAGCCATTACCCACAGCCCTAAAATCATACGTTTATACCATAATCCTGTATATGCGTTACGTATAAACGTTTTATAGTCGTCGTCTAAATTTGGATTATCGTCTAGCTCAAAATGTATTATATTGACCATACCTGATTTTATTTTTGTTTCGTCTGTAATGTATTCTTTATTCAAGTAATGCATTGGGCTATCTGGGTTTGTTGTTGCATATAACTTAGCACCTTTAACGCTTAGACGGTTTAGCAACTGCTTAAAGAACGATTCAGGCATAAGTGATAGTTCATCACAATATGCACCCGCTAATGTTTTACCTCTTATATATTTTTCTGAACCCTCATCCTTTGCACCTACTACTTTGATTTTTCTCCCGTATATTATTAAGTCTCCTGTTTGTCTGTTATATGTATATGCCCCGGATCCTGTAGTGTCAAATAAATCTATCAGTACGTTATCGTAAATAGTATCCTTAGACACTCCTGTCATTAATAACAAGCCTTTAGGTCCATTTTTTATATAGTTCAGCCACTTGGGTATCATCGTAACGGTTTTTGAGCTTCTAACCGACCCCTCTAAAATATTGATTCGTGCATCGGATTCCAATGGGGTAAATATAAAGTCTATTGATTTTTTTCCAAAAGGTTGCCATTCTATCATTTAGCATCACCTTTACTTTTTAATATCGCTTGTATAAGTTCTTGCATATTTCCTGAATCAGATTCATTTGATACATCTTGTTGTTTATTTCTCCATTGAGCCGACTTTCTATTGTTTAGCCAATATATTTGTGCCATCGTCTCTGGGGGTGTATATAACTCTTCTTCCACTTCTTTAAGCTCTTCTTTTTCTTCTACTCTCTTTCCATCTTCATATGTCACGTGTTTTAGTTTATAATGCTTCTTTACCATAGTTGTAAATCCTGTAGCCTTTTTAAATAAAGCATTCTCTACTTCTACATCAACAACTTCCTTACCCTTTTTTAAGGCGTCAGAAAATTCCACATATTTATTTTTGTATTTATAAAACGTATCTTTGCTAATACGTAAATTATTGAATATTTGCTCGTCGATTAAACCATCACGAGCCCAAGCTTCTACTAGTATTAATTTTTCTTTAACTTGTTCCCATTTTGATTTAGCCATACGTATCACATCCTTAAAAAATAAAACAAACTACCATTTTTGATAGTCTGTTTCGGGGGAATTTTAATCTCTCTATGTATCTGTTCATTTTACACAATTTTAATAATACTAATATATCACACTTTTTCGAATAATTCCATAGCAACTTTTTTCTTTTTCTATTTCTTATGTTATTCTTTTCATGTTTCTCACCCTCTCATTAGAGTTATTTCACACTATCATTATATACCATTCAAGAGGACATGTAAAGGACACGTTTTGGACACGCTTTGGACATCAACATAATTTTATACCGTCCACACCCCAAAATATCACAGCCAGTTCCTCTACTGCTTTTTTTCTATCTCTCCTAAATGTTCTTGGATCTACATGTAGATAATCCGCCGCTTCATTATGTTTCATCTTTTTTATATATATTAATTCTACGGCCTCGACTCGTCTTTGTATCTCTATATTTTTACTCATACGCCCTGAATTTATATAGTAATCTAAACATGATTTAATATGATTTATCATAATTTCAGTACGTCTTTTAGACTTGAGTATCGAGTTAATTATTATTTCATTGTCTACAAATATATCTTCTTCTAACTGTTCACTATTGTACACCGCATTTCCACAATGCTCGATAAAATTATTATAGTTATCCAGTAATAAACGCGTGTTTCTTAGTCTTTTGTCATATATTTTCTTATTAGCACTATTTAAATAGCTTTGTATGCTAGAGCTTATGGTTTCTTGTATAATTTTTTTAATAGCTTCCTGTTCTTTGATATTCAATGTATCCCACCCCTTTTTATCTGTTATTTATAATTCAAGAATATTCTTATTACTTACCGGCTGCATCAACCAAGCTTTCAATTTTCTCATACAGTTTGTCCGTTAATCTAACAGGCATTATAAACCCTACAAATTCACCGTCTTTATTTTCTATACGAACTCCACCAACTCTGGTATTAGATTTATATTTATACGCCCGTGGTTTATCATTCGTAACCATATCTAAATAACGTTTTGAAATTACTGAGCAGTGGTTTTGCCCTTTAATTACTGCAAATAAACTATTGCGGCTATCCCCACTGTCTATATAAAATACTTCTAGTTCAGCACCTTCTGTACTTGTATTTGATAATTGCTTTAGGTTAAGGCTAGGCTCCTTATAATCTGAAATATAAGATTTTATTTTTTCTGGTTCTAATAATTCTAGATATTCCATTTCTGTGCACGGTACAATTATATATTTGTCAGATAGTAATCCATTTTCTTTACTAAACCGTAATTCATTAACCTTTTTAAAATACCTTTTCAATTCTTTATTCATCTCACTCACACTCCCCTATCTTTTTTAGTTTATCTTCAAAACGTTTAAAATGTTTATCGTTTTCTAGGCTTCCGCATTTTGTTGTAGTGCAGTGTATCATATTTATCATTTTAGATAATTCAAATGTAATTGCACCTCTTTCGTCTATCCCAACTTCACAATTTAATCCTAAGATCGCATTATAAAAAAGTAGATATGTCTTGTTTGCATTACGTAACTGTAAATCATAGCCTCTTTTGTTCATTAATTCTTGTATTTCATCATAATTCATATCAATACCCCTCCGAATTCTCTAATATCTTTTTTACACTCTCTATATCTTTTCTGTTTATCCTATTACCATCTAAAATCTTCTCTAACAACTCTAACGCTTCCGTCATGCCGCTTCTTAACCCACACACATCAGCATCGTAGCCCTTTATTTCATTTTCTAAAATTTTTACCTGTTTTTCTAGCTCGTCCCGGTTACCCGACGTGAGTTCCTCCAATGTCTCATATAAATCGTCTGATATAAAATCTCTAAAATCTTCTATCGTGTTTATTATTGCTGCTTCTTTATCCGTTCTGCAAATGTACATTTTTACCACTCTCCCACTTTTTCATTTGTTTAATTATTTTCCTTTCTACAACTTCTGGCGTCGAGCCGTAAATTACTTTTGTGTCATGGTGTGTAACTGTTGGATTTTGAACAACTGCATAGTACCAAGGTTTTTTTACCGTTACATCCCTATTGATTTTATTTTTATAATTGTCCACATATCTCACCTCTTCCGATTTCTTTAATTCTTAATTCTTAATCCTAAAGCTTCTAATCTAACTCAATTTTCTCATAACCCACATTCATGTTTATCTTTCTCAATTCCTTTACAAGTGCCTTTGCTTCTTTCTCATCTGTCTTTGCCATTAAATTCTTTTTTACGTCCGCCGCTTCATGGTACATTTTTTCGTATATAACGTATATTTTCACTTAACTCTCCCTCCCTTCTTTTCTGATTTCTTTAATTCTTAACCTCAATGCTTCTATCAAAGCTTCCTGAGTCACTTCTTTTTGGGATAAAACATACATCACCTTTTCGTCAATCGTATCTTTAGCCACTAGATGGTATATTTCTACGTCCTCTTCTTGCCCGGGTCTATGTAGCCTTGCATTTGCTTGTTGGTATAGTTCTAAGCTCCAAGTTAACCCAAACCAAACAATTATATTTCCGCCATATTGTAAATTAAGTCCATGTCCTACGCTTGCAGGATGTGCTAAGGCTATTTTTATTTTTCTATTATTCCAATCTTTTATATCTTCTGCTTTTTTTATTTCTCTTGCGTCAGGATATATATTTTTAATCCTGTTTACATCATGTTGAAAATTATAAAATATTAAAACACTTTTACCATCTAGCTTAATATTTATTAATTCCTCCAAAGCTTTTAGTTTAAAATCATGCACTTCTATAACGCTTTTATTTTCGTCATACACTGCACCGTTTGCGATTTGTAATAACTTATTCGCAAGTACTGCCGCATTTACCGCTACAACTGCACTTGTCATTTCTGTAATTCTATCTTTTTCTAACCGCCTGTACATTCCTAGGGCGACCTCATCCAACTCCACTTCTACGGTTTTATAAGTTCTATCTGTCAGCTGCACATTGTTTTCCGCTTTCAGGGATATGCATATATCGTTAATTTTTTCGTATATCTCTTTTTCAGCACCTTCCTTTAGGATCCACTCGTAAATGATGTGTCCGTTTCGTCTCCCGGGTTTAAAGTAACTGTCCTTATAACTCGTTAGAGTTTTCCCCAGTCTCTCCCCCTGATCTAACAAATATATTTGTGGCCATAACTCCATTAAGCTATTTGGTGTTGGCGTTCCTGTGAGTTCAATCACTCTTTTAAGTTTCTTTCTCACCTTTTTTAGTGCTCTAAATCGCTTTGAGTTACTAGATTTAAAGCTTGATGATTCATCTATGACAAGGGTATCAAACTTCCAATTTTTCAAGTGTTTGGTAACTAACCAATCTACATTATCCCTATTAATCAAGTATATATCCGTATCTTCTTTTATGGCTTGCTCTCTTTCTTTCTCTGTGCCTATAATTTTTGATACCGTCAGATGGCTTATATGTTCCCACTTCTTTACTTCATCACTCCAAGTAACTTTTGCCACATTAAGTGGTGCTATGATAAGGATTTTATCTACTTCAAAACGGTCATACTTCAAAATGTTCAGTGCTGTAAGTGTGCATATAGTTTTTCCCATTCTCATTTCTAGGAATAGTCCGCAATATGGCTTATCTATAATCCAATCTATTATCTGTTGCTGGTAACTGTAAGGCTTAAAATCCATCTATCCACATCTCCTTTATCCTTTAGAACTGCTGTATTACATTCGTAGGTGTCTAGAGTCTTAATTATATGTTTCTGTATTTTCTCTAGTCTTCCCTTTGGCTGCTTCAATTCTACGAACCATATAGTTCCTTTTGGTAGTATTACCAGCCTATCAGGTATTCCCGCTGTACCTGGTGTAGCTAATTTAAAGCATAACCAGCCTAGATTATTTACTTTTGTCTTGAAATAATTCTCAATACTTTTCTCTCTCATAATGACCATACCCACGTATCACTAGTCTGCGTACTTTTCACTTCTAATTCTACTCTTGCTCTTTTTAATTCCCCTCTTGTTATTTTTTCTACTCTTGCTCCTAATTTCACTGTTAAATAATCTGTTGGTCCATTTGATAATAAAAACTTTTCCAACCAATCCTTTGCAATCTCCACCTTATCCCTGCTTAAATGTTCCATAATCTACCCTCCATAATTTTTTTAAGTTTCAACGGTGTAGCAAAAGCCTCGCGTATTATACGTATAATGCATATTAGGCGTTATATGTACCCCTTATACTACCTAATATACATAATATAATCAGTTATATAAATATCTGTTGACACTGTTGACATTGATAAATTTTATTAGATTTCACAAAGGTTTTAAGTGTCAACGGTATATGTCAACAATTCAATTTCTTTTGTTGACACTGTTGCCTGTAAAATTTTGTATTCTGTTGACACCGTTGACGTTTTTTTGGTTCTGTTGACGCTATCTGTTGACACCTAATGCTTATCATTTTTTCTTACGTACGCCCTTTGTCTACCATATATTTTTCCAAATCTCAATAATCCACCACCACCTGCTTTATGTCTTTCCCAATCAGGTAATTCAGCTAATATTCTATTATATATTCTACTATCATAATCTGTAAGTTTTTTAGGCTCCCCATTAAATAGCTCCGTCCATATCTCTAAAACGCACACCCTATCACGCCTAACACCATCTTCTATATTAGTTACTATATCATCATCCTGTATGTACGCCCTGCGTTCACTGAGTGCCATTTCTGGCCAATTAGGAGGTAGCGGCATATCTAAGTATTCCTTAATCATCCCAATCCTGTAATCCTCTTCTTTATGCTCTTCTTGTTTTTCCAGTGCTACCTTTTCCAATCCAGAATCTAAAAATAATTGTTCCCCTTTACCGTTATCCCATAGAACTATAGCTTCTGCCCATATTTTTTTTATTACTGCAGGAGTTAGATCCTCCCACATATTTTTTTTAGGTTGTCCGCAATCTATAGGCCAGAATCTTCTATTTCCGGTACTATCTCTTAAAAAATTATCTTCATTTGTAGTACCTACAAAAATAGTCTGTCTTGGAAAATTCTCAACTCTTCTACCATAGGCTACACGGTACCTATCTTCCTGCTTCGATATAAAATGCTTGGTTGCTTCGACTTCTGCTTTTTTCATTGCAGCAAGCTCACCCATTTCCATAATCCATACACCCTGCAGCTGCTCGTATGCTTCTTTCCCTGATACTGTTGTTAAGCTATCGCTATACCACTGTACCCCTAGTTTATTAACCAATTGGCTTTTACCTAACCCCTGCTTTCCTACTAGCACTAATATGGTATCGAATTTAATACCTGGTACTAACACTCTAGCAACCGCCCCACACAGTGTCTTTCGTGTTACAGCCCTTACATACTCGGTATCTTCTGCCCCTAGGTAGTCTATTAGCAATGTATCAACTCTACTGACTCCATCCCAAACACATTCAGAAAAATATTCTTTAATAGGATGATATGTATGTTTTGTTACAACTACAGACAATGCATCTTTTATTTTTCCTGCGGATACTATTTTATAGTTTTTCTCTAAGTAGTATCTTATTTCTGCATCATCTGTATCTTTTAGTGCACTATCACCTTTTATCTTTCGCCAAGGTAGATTTTCCATGGCTACTTCCCTGTGTTCAAATTCGTTAAATCCCAACTTACCTTTTAACATAGGATCATTCTCTAGTATGATGACAATATTATCAGTAGTGGCTAATATGTTACCACGATTATCAAATTCTAATTGTTTTATCCAGTCTGTGTTTTCAGATACATCAAAATCTTCATTCGCTTCTAATAGCTTTTCTTTTCCCATTAATAGCTTTACATCTTCATCATCTGTTATCATCTCACATACTTTTACAAAACTCGGTTTTTTATTTACTGGGGTTCCCTCTTTTGCGTTACTGTCTAATTCACTAAACAAGTGTAATCTCACAAGGTCAAAAGCATTACACAGCATTTGCCCTGCTGGGTCTGTTGAATGATGGCTGTAGGCATACTTATCTTCGTATACTATTAATCCTGCACTTGTAGACCCTTTTACATAGGTGTATCTGTTTTCTATTTCACATGGTACATATATGTCACTTAGGTATTTAGTAATCGCTTCTTGTATGCTGTATGTTCTACAGAAAGCACCTATTATTCCTTTTTTAGTTAAAGGGTCTTCCTGCCTTTTTATTTCAGATTGTATTTTTATATTTACCCTACTACTTGTTGGCCAGCTGCTGCTATCTCTCCAGTCTATATATTTTTTCAGTATATCATCAGCTCTCAGCCATTCACCGTCGGTATATTTAAATATATATTCCCCGTCTTTGCTAGTAGATGGAAAGTACATCATCCTTTGTGCCTGGTATGTGGTATCGTCAAAGGCTTCAATGTTTATATCACTTGCAATCATTCTTGCTATTGCTTGATATTCTTCCGTATTTACGGGTCTGTCAAGTGGGATTAGTAATCTAAACCTAATCTTCTCTTTGGAGTGTTTGTGAGTGGTATACAATGCACAGGCATTTCCATATAGCATATTCCAGTCATCCCATACATCTAGTGTACCAAAGTCGGCGTCTAAACATATTAATTGTCTATGTAATACTTGTTTCCTACTGCCATCTTTCAGATATCCCCCGACAAATCCACCTACATCCTTCAGGTCATCTTGTCTATCTTTTGTCATCTTCATATATTCCTGATAGGTCTCAAAGGTTCTGTGGGTTTCCTCTACTCTCTCTAATAATTTTGACCAAAGCATTTTTTTATTTTGATAAACAGATTCCTTTCGATTTCTACCTATAGCTATATCTAAAAAACCGTCACTGCTAATTTTTATCAACTGTTACCACCTCTAATCTTTTTTATAATAATAGGTTTCATATCCATCTGCTTTTAGTATTAACCCGTCAGCCCACTCTATCGACTGCCCCATTATATTGAGAACATCTTCTAGCTTCTGATTGCTTGTTGCATCTATTACTACCTCATCATGTACGTGCATAACAATTCTATAACCTTTCTCATGTACCCGCATCATACTGACAGCTAAACAATCTCTTGCAACGGCTTGTACAATATTTTCTACTAATTTCCCCCCATAGGTGTCTATTTTCTCCCACTTTTTAGATGTCTGATTCATACCCTGATATGTTATTTTTCTCCTGCTTCCTACAGTTTCTATACTAGCCTGCAAATATGATAGCCTTCTCCCTGATGGAAGTTGTATAAATAAACATCCTTTTGAATATATAAATTTTATATTGTGACTAATATTTACTGTTGTTTTTTCGTCTATTGCTTTTGCTGCTGCATTCCCAACTTCATACCATAACTTTACTATGTTTGGGTTTGCATGTCTCCACGCGTCAACCAATCCTTGGAGCTCATCTTCTTCTAGTCCCATATCCAGAGCCCCCATTTGTTTTAATGCACCAACTCCCCCTTGATAGCCAAGTGCGAGCTCAGACACTTTTCCTTTTTGTCTTAGTGCACTTCCTTTTGTTACGGACTCCAAAGGTACTTTAAACATTTGGCTAGCACTAGCTTCGTATATTTTTCCATGGGTTTTAAATACTTCTTGTCTCCACTTCTCATTCGCTAACCAAGCTATTACTCTTGCTTCTATTGCACTAAAGTCTGCTACTATAAATCTATTTCCATTACTGCCTACAAATGCGGTTCTTATTAACTCTGATAATACTTTCGGAACGTTATCGTATAGCATTTCTACGCTTTCATAATCTCCGTCTTTTACTAGCTCCCTTGCTGTGTCTAGGTCTGATAAATGATTCTGCGGTAGGTTTTGTACCTGTACTAATCGTCCAGCCCAGCGTCCGGTCCTATTTGCTCCATAGTATTGAAATAGACCTCTCACTCGTCCATCAGGGCAAACACATCTTGACATTGCTTCATACTTTTTTACACTCGTCTTTGACATTAGTTGTCTGAGCTCCAGTACTCTTTTTGTTGTCTCGTCGTCTGTTGTTTTAATCATTTCAGCTACTGCGGCTTTCGATAAATCTTCTACTTGTAAAAATTTTTTTAGTTGAGCCACACTATTTACATTATCTAAACCTGTAATAGCCTTGGCTTCTTCTACTAGTTTATTTGTATAGTTTTCATCAATCTTTATAGCGTTCTCTACTAACTCCATATCTACTGCTACACCTTCATCGTTTATCCGCTGATCTAATTCCCATAGTTTTTGTTCAAAGTCTGTTATTTTATAAAACTCTATTTTCTTTTTTACGATAATTTCCACTTCTACATCTCGCTTACAATATTCTTTAAATAACTCCCATTTTTCTAAATCGTGATGCGGTAGGTTTCTGGTTCTCCCACCGTTTGTTTTGGTTGGAGCACAGGGCATACTGAAATATCTAATTAAGGTTTTACCTATACTCATTTTCTGTTCAGGTAACTTTAATACTTGTGATACAACAGCCAGTGAGTTAGGTAACCCTAGCATTAAGGCGTGTACTGATGTACAACGCCATTGATTACTAGGTAATTCTAAGTTTAGATATTTGCTTAAACATGTACGTTCAAAGTTAGCATTAAATGCTGTTTTGATTACTGCTTCTGATATTAAAGCGGATTCTACTTCTTTTGGTAATGTTTCAGAGGTTAAGTCTATGACTCTAACCTCTTCATCATCAAAAGCATATCCGAACAGTAAAATAGTAAAGTCATCACTTTGTGTGTATGTATAAACGCCTGCTTTCATCAAGTCTACACTACTATATGTTTCAATATCTATACTTAATGTTCTCATAGTCTTTTTCTCCTATCCTAGAAATGAATCGTCTTCATCTGCTTCTATTTCTACTTCTTCAAAATCACTGCTAGGGTTTGTAAATCCTCCACCTAGTCTTTCCCCGTCCGCTAATTTTTGTACGTTGTTTAGTCCGCAAGCTATACCCTTATTTCCGTTTGCGTTAAATGCATAAAAATTGATTGATACTCTTGCATAGCATCCGCTGTATAATTCATCTTCACTCTCTATTTCTTTCATTAATTGATTTACTAATCCTGGTTTGTTTTTACTACTTGCGTTTATAAAATAACATCCTGCATATACTTCGTCATCTGGTCTTTCCTCGTCCCCATCTCTTAGTGGTTCTTTTAATACCGCAGGTATTTTCCCAGCCCATTTCCCTTTACCTGCTTCTTTTGCGGTTGCTATAGCTTCCTTGATGAGCTTCAAGGTCTCCTTATCTGTTTTTGGTATTAATAATGATACTGAATATTTCTCATCTCCCCCATTAATGCTCTTTGGTTCAAATAAATTTGCATAACTTAACCTCACCTTATTTGTAATTACTCTTGTTTCATTTCTCTTTGCCATAATTTTAATCTCCCTTTGATTTATAATTTTCTGTGCACTATTTGGCACTATATCTTTCATATATTCTAATTCATCTTCGTGGTTCTCTATTTTACACTTTGGACAAGTAATAACGTTGTAGAAGTTGCCCATATCTATTAGTTCATCCGGCAACGTAATTAAATCGAAGATGTGTCCACAGTGCATACATTTGACAAAATTGGTTTTCAATCTTCATCAGCTACCGTTTCAAAGTCAGCTACTACATTATCTATTGCTGGTCTTTTGTCACTCTCAACAACTAATGTAGGAGCTCCTGTCGGTTTTTCTATTAAATCCTTTAATACATTTCCTACTTCTTTTTTACCTAAAGCTTTTTCTAGTGCTGTTATTCCTAGTAGTTTTTTCTCCATAACAACTGCTTCCGGATACCCTGCTTCTGTTAATGCTTGCACCACTTGATCATTATCTTTATATTTTCTATTGCTCTTACCCTCTACTAATTTAAAACCTTTCCATACCTTACCCTTCAAAGCTTCCTCTAGTGCATATTTTTTTATGTCTTCCAGCCACTTCATTGCTGCATCTATCTTGGGTAATATGAATTCTATTCTTTCGTCATCTAGCAGTATAACATCTGCAAAGTCTTGTTTTATAAGCTCCATGTTGCCCTCTGCCCTAGCATTGCACTTATGTTTAGCTCTACAAAACTTACAATGGCTACCTGGTACAAATTGCCCTTCACCTTTATATGCTATTTCCGCTTTTTCTTTTAGTTCAGTCTCTGCCCAGTTTAATAACTCTTCTACAGTTATTTGACTTGTTGCTATATTATCTAATCTAGGCTGATATATGTGCATATTTATTGTTTCTATATCATATAGCTGGGAGAACATGCTCAAGGCTCCTAGTGCATAACACATCATTTGTGTGTTGTCCTCTGCACCCACGGGTACGCCCTTGCCGTATTTAAAATCTATCACATCCATAATACTATCCGATATTATAATTGCATCAGCTGTACCAAATCCTTCGGGTATGTATTCACTAAAATCTACTTTCTGCTCTGTCATTATTATTGATTTACCTTCACGTTCTAAAGATGTATCTATTACATAATCAGTATACGAATCAGCATGTCCTATCATTTCATCATCGAATAATTTGTTTTTTCGCTTTACCTTAATCTCTTTTGAGTATTCTTTAACAGTTATATCCGATATTTCAACTTTCAAAGTTAAGTCTGCTATCTCGTGTGCCAAAGTACCTTCTAAACTAAAATCCGTTTCTTGCTGTGGAAATTGTTCTTCTAATCTTGCACTTGGTGTGCACTTAGTCCATCTACTCGAATTTGATGCACCAAGCAATGCGTGGGCTCTATTACCGTGATCTATCATAACATCGACACCCCTTCCATAAAATCGGCATATTTATCTTCTGTCAGAGCCGTAAGCTTGTCCACATCAAATTTATTGAGTAGCTTCTTTACATCTTCTCTTTTGCCTGCTCGTGTGAGCTCTGCACACACGGACCTAATTCCATCCAATGTAAACGTGTTTTTCTCTCCATTCTTTTTTGGTTCTTCCTTTGGTTCTTCTTTTAGTTCTTCTTTTGATTCTTCTTTTGTGTTTTTAGACCCCGTCAATTTATTTTCTATCTTTTTGAAATCTATTAAAGGTGTATCCATTTTTACATCTATTCTTGTCTCTTCTTGCTTTGTTGCTAATTTATTTATACTATTTGCCATACATTCTACGCTACTCGCCATATGTTCTATCGCAAGTGCTAATTTACTTATTAGTTCATCCATTGTTTGTGTCCCCCTTTAAATTTTTCCCGCACATCGGGCAATAATCAATATTAAATAACCCTATGCACTCATTTTCTACTGCTATAGCTATTTTATTTTCGCCATCTTCTGTTATCACATATAACTTCCTATTAGGAAAAGCCTTAATATATTCCTGACTGTTTTCTTTACAATATTTGCAACCTTTCTCCATAATTTAAAATTCTCCTTTTTTAATAAATTTCTTTTGTTGTTGTTTCAATAACTAAGTTATTATCTTTATCTCGTGTTATTTTTGCCTTGTTTCCATTTTCATCTACAATTTGTACTTTATCCAAGCTGTATTTTTCTAAAAATCCAGCTACCTCGCTTGTCACAAAGTTATTAAATTTCTTTACTATAAATTCTTTTTCATCCATAATCTTAAATTCTCCTTTTTATTTGATTTTTTATTTTAGTTGTGTTATGATTATTTTGTGAAACAATTATTAAATACTTTCGCTATATTCTGTTCCTGCAGAATGTAGCTTTTTTAATCCCTCAGCTAGACCTTCATGTATAGCTCTCAAAACTGTTTCTTTAAATAGATTACTATTCTCTTTTATCTGAACTTCTACAAACTCTACTAATTTATTATCTTTATCCTGATCCTCTATAAATCGACTAGCTGCTTCTTTAATTTCTAGGTATTGCTTTCCTCTAATCACATTCATCACCCCCTCTCAATTATTTTCTGGTCATCTTGCTAACCATATTGTATACACTCCACTTAGTAGTGCAATTGGTAATATAAATACTACTGTTAAAAAACATCCCCCGTCATCCACACCAGGTGCAGTCATTACACAATCAAAAACTTTGTACAAAATATATAATAACAAGCTTGTCCACGCTAACCTCTCTAAAAATCTTTTCATTTGTATCTCCTTTCATTTTTCTGCTTTTGCAGATACTTTTTCATATGCTTCTTTTAATGCCTTTTTCCTATAATCCTCCATCATCTTTTTTACCAACTCTTTGCAACTCATTTTAGATATTTGTTTTATTTGTTCTTCTATCCTCATAAGTCACTCCTCCTCATCTACTATTTCAGTAGCATTAAAAAGTATTCTAACTTCTATTTTTGGGTAATCTTGCTTTAGACTACTTTCAACCCTCTTTGCCTCTTCTAACGTCGTTCTTTCTTCAAAGCCTTGTATTTCTTTTTCTTGGCTATGATCCCAGAATAGTATAAAATAATTGGGGTTATTAACTAGCTTTTTCAATGTTCTTCACATCCTTTTCTTTTTCGTATATAATCCTCGCTAAAAACTTCGCTAGCCATTCGTCAACTTCTGCATTAACTTGTCCATCATCATATTCCTTTAATACTTTTCCTGTGCCTCTTTCTATTGTCACTGTTAACATAAAAATCGCTCTCCTTTGATTTTTCTCATATATTCATTCATCATGTTTATTCATCATCTTCTTCAGGTATATAATATATTGTTTTACAATCCCATATTTCTTTACGTATTTTTTGTGCTTTTTCTGATGTATCAAATGTTCCTAATATTATTGATTTGTTAACATTTCCGCTACGATACCCATTAAATTAAATCCAAATAATTTACCTTCATGTTTAGCTGCTTCTACTAACATTGGTACATTTTCATCTACTATAAATTCTCCATCTTGAGTTATTATTGTTTTTCTTCCTACAATGTTTTCTACATCTTTCATATCCACTTAAGATACCTCCTTAAAATTCAATACCTTATGTAATTCCAGCACACTCTTTTCTTACTATTAGTAAGATTATTTCCCAAAAAAAATATAATCCTTACATATTCCATAAAGTTTTTCTAATTTTTCAACAATATCATATGTTGGTATTGTTTCACCTTTCTCATAACTTACTATTGTCGCTTTGTTCTTATTTATAGCTTTTGCAACTTCTTCTTGAGTTAATCCCGCATTTACTCTAGCTGCTGCTAATGATATTTTGAATGGTACACTTGACATTTTATCCCTCCTTTCTATAACATATATTATCACACTTTAAGTAAGATGTCAATACCAAAAGTAAGATTTTTTTTAAAAAATGTTGCTTTTTTCTTTATAAAGGTGTATAATGTGTAAAAAAGAGGTGATCTTTATGGATAATACAGGACAGAAAAAGATTTTTTCAAGAAATTTAAAAAGATGGATGTTTTTAAAAGATAAAACTCAAATAGATTTAATGAATGAACTAAAACTTCCGTCGGCAACTATATCTTCTTGGTGCAATGGTAAAAAATATCCAAGAATAGATAAAATGCAAATGTTGGCGGATTATTTCGGAATATTAAAATCTGATTTAATGGAAGATAAAGAAGAAATTAAAGAAAATCCTTCAAATGCAAATGACCAACTTAACAATCTAATTCAACAAGTAAATAACAATGAACTGGTATCTGCTACAGGAGATAAATTAGTATTGACAGAAGCCGAAAAAGAAATGTTAATAAATGCTTTCAAACTTGGACACAGTATCGTGAAAAACGCAAAAATCGAATGAAATGTAGAGATTTACTAATGAACTGTAAATAGCAAATTTTTTTATTGCCGTTCATGTCTGTAATTTTACACTTAATAACGAAACCTATTGACAAGTTACTTTCCCGTGATATAATGTCGATATATGTCATATTTTGTCATATATACAATATTACACCATAAGGAGAGGACGATATGAACACTAGTTTTTTAACAACGTTTCAAAAGTTTTTTTCGGATTTAGGATATGTAAGTAAATCTTGTATATTACCAAATTGGATAATATGCATATATGTAAAAACAGATATACAAATACTATATTTTAATAATGGTTTTTCCGAAACACTTGTCTCCGAAGCAGTAATAATATTTAACAAGCTAATTAAAAATGATGAAACCCTCTTAATATTTACCATTAACGATTTTGAGAGGTTAAGCAGTATAGCATAAAAAATAAAGATAATAAGGGTGGTGGCAAATATGAATAAAAGATTGTTATTATTATCTCTAGGAAGTTCAATAATAGCAGCAACAATAATTGGGCATATTTTTGACGGAGTACGAGTTTATTTAAAATCAATAAATACGATTACAACCGAAATGTCAAACACGTATTTTTTTAATTTTTTAATTTTATTTTTTGGAATATACATAGGCATAGTTATAATAGATGCGGGTTTAAAATCTTAATACTAAAATATAATAAGGAGAGTGGTGAATATGGCATTATTAGGATTACCCCAGTTATTTTCAAGTGTTATTGTAGTAGGAATTATTGCGGTAATATTATTCCCCCAGCCCGAAAAATCAATTCAAACAAGTAATATCAATACTCAAAGCAGTAAAGAATTTATATCACAAATTGATATCTATGATATTGATTCAGAAAATTACAACAGTACTGAAATAAATTTAAATGCTGGACATGGTTTTTATTATGGCAATATTACGAATAAAGATGTTTCATATAATGCTTACGATACAGACTATTTAACTGTATTAGGAGAAATAAAAAACAAATCTAATAAAAATTATTCAACTACTAAATTTATTTTTACTGTATATGACCAAAAAGGTAAGCTATTAGATACACAAAATATATACATTGATAATATAAATTCAGGAGAAACTAAGACTTTTAAAATTGACTTTAATGCTTATTATAAATATGTTAAAACTTATAAAGTACAATTTGAATCGGGATATTAAAAAAGAGTACTCACCGCTCTTTTTACACTAAAGATAAGAAAGGATGATAATAATGGGAGATAATGATGAGTTACAACAAATATTGAATATATTTAATATTCCTGAAATCAATATCAATACGAATTACTGGTTTGTCAGAACGGAAAGTGGTAAATTTTTTAAGGACTTCTACTTCAGTAAGTATATTTCAATTGGATGGGATGAACTTAGTGATTCAGAACAAATAAAGAGCCTTTCATTTGATGTGCTAAAAGAACAAATTAAAAATATTTATAAAAATGATATTAGACCTGGCCAAACAGCCAATCAAATAAGAAGATTTATGTTTGACATGAAGAAAGGTGATATTGTATTAATACCTAGTATTAATTCTGATCTTATTGCTTTTGGAGAAATTTTAGAAGATGAATACTATATATACGAAAATACAAGTAGCGAGTTAGAGGAATACATAGACGATGTTTCATATGAAAAATGTAATTATAAAAAAAAGAAGAAATGTAAAGTGGTTAGCCGATACAAAAAGGGATAATCTATATCCATACTTATACCGATTAATGTTTTCACATGGCGCAATATCTAATGCTAATGCTTATTCTACCTTTATAGATAGGACTATGCATGAATTATATTTAAAAGATAATAAGCTACATTTAGTATTTGATGTTAAAACAACTAACAATATAGGAGCTACAGAATTAGTAAATTTTATAAACTCTCCTTCTCAGCTAATACAACTATTTAATGAATTAACTGACAGTGATTTTTCAAAAAATGAATTGGATATTAAATTAACTTTAAATTCTCCTGGCAACGTTGAACTTATTTTACCTATATTATCAGGTATTGTTTTTACGGTTGTATGCGCATTTATTGTCGGAGGAAATATAAAAATTAAGTTTGCTGCTAACAAGCAAACTTGTAATTTGAATACTGATGTAAATACTGATGGACTTATAGAAAAAATTCTTAAATTTTATCAAGCTATTCAGGATAATCAATACAGAAATAAAAAAGAGGCTATTGAAAATAGCCTAAATGATTCTATACAAAAATTAAAAATAGAAATTCCAAAACAAATTTCAGATTCTGAAGAATCTTAATCATTAATGTATATATTTTTCATAAGGTGATGATATTTCTATACTTTTATTCTTTAATAATCTTAACACAACTATTAAAGAAGCTACTAATATTATAATTTCATCCAAATAAAATGTTTCAAATATTACTATCTTTTGAAAATCTAATGATTTTAATATAAAAAACGTAACTAGCTTAATTGTGAACGCAATAACAAAATATACTAACAGATACATATTTATCTTACTTACATAATGCAATATTTTGTACGTTGTTTTCATAGTTATTCGCCCCCACTCAATACTTAAAAAAATGAACAACTGGTGTATTAGGACACTACTAAACAAGTAATGTACTGCCAGCTGTTGAGTTAATTATATTGTAGCATAAATTCATATAATGTCAATACTATTTTATGAAATTTAACATTTAATTATACCTTGTTATATTTTATTATTTTTTTCATCGGAGGTGGTAGATAATGAAAGCATTCGCTTATTGTAGGTTTAGTAGTAGAGGGCAACGGGAAGAGTCAATAGAAGCACAAATAAGAGAGATAGAAAAATATGCATCTGATAACAATACTCAAATAATGCAAATATACGTTGATAGAGCAGAATCAGCAACAACAGATAATAGAACTAATTTTCAGAAGATGATCAACCTACTAGTTGACACCAAAAATTCAATAGGTATAAATTATATAATAGTTCACAAGCTTGATAGAATATTCCGTGATAGATATGACAGTGCGGTATACAAACGTAAATTAAAACTGCTAGGTATAAAAATAGTATCAGTACTAGAACGTATAGATGATAGCCCTGAAAGTATCATACTTGAAAGCAGTATTGAAGCATTCGCTGAATATTATTCAAGAAACCTAGCAAGAGAGGTAATGAAAGGTTTAAAAGAAAATGCATACAAAGCTAAATTTAACGGGGGAATACTTCCACTTGGTTATGATACAGATAGTGATAATAACTACGTTATAAATGAGCATGAGGCTTTTATAGTACGTTTTATATTTAGCGAATATTTAAAAGGGACAGGCTATAGGACTATATGTAAAATATTAAAAGAAAAAGGTTATAAAACAAGAAGTAATAAAAATTTTACTCATACATCAATATACTCTATACTAAAAAATGAGAAATACACAGGTAAATATGTTTTTAATAAAACTCACAATTTAAAAACAGAGCAAGGAAAAAAAATATTTAGAAAAAATAATGATGATGTCATTATAACTATTGATAACGCTATCCCAATTATTATAGATAAAAAAACTTTTAGCGAGGTGGAAATTATGTTAGAAAAAAATAAGAAAATATTTAGAAGTTTTAATACTGTTGAAAACATATATTTGTTAGCTGGTAAATTATATTGCGGAAAATGCGGAAGTCTATTGACTGGTAGCACACGTAAAGGTGGTGCTAATAAAAATAGTATATATTCGTCATACGTTTGTGGTGACAAAAAGAAAGGTAATTGTACTTTGAAAGAAATTAAAAAAGATGAAATTGAGAATGCGGTTATAGAATTACTTGAAACCAAACTTTTTAATAAAGACGCTATAGATAAATTACTTAAAAATATAGAAAAAGAATTGGAAAAATTCAAAAGCGAATATAAAAGTGAAATAACTGTATTCGAAAAGGAATTAAAAGATACAGAAAAACAAATAGCTAACATAGTCGAAGCTGTTGCTAATGGATTTTACAACCCCGCAATGAAGGACAAGATGTCAGAACTAGAAGATAAGAAAAATAATCTAGTTGTTATGATAGCAGAAGAAAAAATCAAACTAACTGCCGCTCGTGATACAGATAAAATAAAAGAAGATTTGCAAGCTGTAAAGAGTTTAAAAACCTTAGAGCCTAAAAAGCAAAAAGAAATAATACAAAAATATGTTAAAAAAATAACTATAAATGATGATAATTATGAAGTATTGACAAATATAAATGTCGCTACTGTATCTAATGTCGGGTTTCCGCTATACATGTTAAAAGTAAGGTTCTATAATAGAAGTTGGGGTGTAAAATTTCCCAACTTCTATTTTTTTCATGTTTTTAATGAAAATAGTTGCAAATAAAAGAGAAAACCTCTAAAGTATAAATAACTACAAATAGACAATAGGAGGGTTTTCTCATGTTTGATTATATCAAAGAAATTATGGATTTGGAAGGGGTAATTATAGAAAAAGTTGTTAAAGATAAAAAAAGTATTAGAATCTACGTGACTGAGCCACGTAAAACACACAAATGCAGTTGCTGCGGCAGCGTGACTGATAAGATTCATGACTATTATCTAAGAACAATAAAGGATGTACCAATTAGAGGGTTAGAAGTATTAATATTGTATAATAGACGTCGCTATAAGTGTCTTGACTGTGGCAAGAACATAACGGAAGAAACAAAACTGATAGGAAAGCAGTCACAAATATCAGGCGGCACTAGTAGATCCGGTAAACAGAAAAGTAATCGGGGTATATAA